TAATTACAATCAGCACGATTTAATTATCAATACATTGGGATGTGATGAACGATATCATCCTGTTGTAGACGAATTGTGTGCAGTGTTTATTAAAAGTATCACCGATGGTAGAGATTTTACATTAAGTGTAAATCATCCAGATGGTGTATGGAATATTGATAAAGTTCGACTTGCAACGGATTTGAATAAGCTAAATACAAATATCTGGACATTCGATAAGAAAAAGACCTTACATTTTTTGCCAGTCTTGAAATTGAAAGATATTCAAGTTTACGACTACATGGAAACAGGTGAAATTGCTGATATAACTCAGTATCAATCAAATGTTTATGCCTTTTATAAACACATGTATGGCAAATATAGTGATTTGAATTGTGTTATTCCACTGTCAGTGCATATCGCTAGTTTCGAAAATTTAGCGGACAGTGCGTTGGCACGTATTCGTGGATTAAATATCGATCAAATTTTCAATCGTATTAATACTGAAATTGTTGAAAGCTTTCAATCTATTGAATCAAATGGATTGAAAATTGATGAAGTGTTGTTTCAACAACACTTTGGGCATAAGGAATGCAAGATCAAAAACGGATTTGCTCACACTGAGTATAATTTGTTTACATCCACAGGTCGTCCAAGTAACCGATTTGGCAATATTAACTATGCCGCTCTCAAAAAAGACGACGGTTGTAGATCTGCATTTGTTAGTCGTTATGGAAACGATGGATATTTGTTTATGATTGACTATAGTGCATATCATCCACGTTTGATTGCACAATTGGTACGTTACAATCTTCCTGACGATGTTTACAATTATTTGGGTCAATCGTACTTCAACAAAGAGACATTATCTGATGAAGAATTGAAGACGGCAAAAACAACTACTTTTCAATTGTTGTACGGCAATATTCCAGAAAAATATGCTCACATTCCATTCTTTGTAAAAATCAAAGACTATATTGAACACAGATGGAATCATTTTACAACACACGGATATGTCGAAACGCCAATATATAAACGGCGTATAACTCCAAACAACATCAGTGAACCAAATCCAAATAAGCTGTTTAATTATATTTTACAGGCAACCGAAACAGAGTACAACACTGCTGTATTACGTGATTTGGTAGTACATCTAAAACATAGACTAACCAAGCCTATTTTGTATACATATGATTCTGTGCTTTTTGATGTAAGCAATCAAGATGGTATTGATATTTTGAAAGAAATTAAAAATATTATGTCACCTAACAATAATTTTCCTGTAAAATGTTATAAAGGAAACAATTATAATGAAATGCACATAATAAGTGTATAATAATGGATTTTTCAAATATATTTATTATGGATGAAAGAAATCTATAATAAAGTTTTGGAAGCGGTCGCAATTGATCCTCGTTTAGACACAGGTATTTTTGATGTATTAAACAATGATCATTTGTCTATTTTTCGTGAATATCTAGTAAAAGAAGGTATTTCTGAAGATACCGCTATTGCTGCCAGCAACAAATTGGCAGAAGCGGGTAGATTTCCAGAGCGACAAGCTTATAATAAAGATGGTTTGTTGGTAACATTTCCTTCAGCCGAACACAAACAACGTGCAATTGCTAGAGGATCTCATTTTGAGAGAAATCCAAAATCAGCACAGGTAAATATTTTTGGTGCTGAAACACAACCAGCACAACCAGCACAACCAGCACAACCAGCACAACCAGCACAGGCGCAACAAGCAGTTGCGCCTGCAACTGTTGCTAAACCCGCTGTGCCCACACAAGCACCCGTTACACAGTCAGTTGCTACACCTCAACCTGCGGATGCTACTCCTGTAAATGCTGATAATCGTACACCAGAAGAAAGAGCGGCAGACGCAACTGCGGTGGAAAAAATGTTAAATACTGAAGGAAAGTCATATACTTTATCCGAAGCAATTTCATTTGGTTTCTACTCAAAGAACAATATATGGTATACATCGGATGGTGAAAAAGTTGGACGCTTGTGGTATGTGGCAGATCGCAAACAACAAATTATATTGCCATGTTAACGAGAGAAAAACAACTTTTATGCACATTTACGAATAATGGAGATTATTCGTTATTACTCTCTAAAATTTCAAATTTTTATACAATTTTAGAAAATAAACTTTTTATTTTTGCAAATGTAAAAAATTTAAAAGAATATTATCTTACATACAATGTTGACTGTAGCAATACAACGGTCGGCAAATTTCCAAACACCATTAGTATACATCGCAAAAAAATGTATAATACATTGTATACTTTAAATGGAATGAATAGACTTATTACAGACGAAAACAATGGAGTATTTGATAAAACATATCAACTCAATTGGGAATTATACAGAAACTCTTTGATTTTGACTACGGATATCGGTGTCAAGGTGGTTGGTCTCAAGTTGGTAGACATTGTTACGCTGTGACTTTTTATAGTCTTCGTTAGTTTTTATACGAAAAATTTTCTTGTGGTTTTTGAAAATCACTCTATACTTATACGTGTATTAAATGATGCACTGTCTCTAGTGAGGCGATCATTATCTAATACACACTTAACAATTAATAAATTAAAAATTATGGCATTACCATCAAATAAAATTAAGAGCATTCTTAACTCTATTCAAAACGTTAACAACAAAACTTCTTCTGTTTGGAAGCCTGAACCGGGAATCCACAACATTCGTATTGTTCCTTACAAGTTTAATCCTGACCAATTCAGCTTTATTGAGTTGAAGTTCCATTATGGATTGAAGGTCAAGGATGCAACCGGTAAGATTGTCGAACGTACTTTCTTGTCTCCAGACTCCTTTAATCGTCCTGATCCTATTGTCGAATTTGCAAATAGATTGCAAAAGACCGGTGATAAGGAAGATTGGAAGCGTGGTCGCAATTTGCTTCCAAAGCAACGTACCTATGCACCTATTTTGGTTCGTGGTAAAGAAAATGAAGGAATCAAGTTTTGGGGATTCGGCAAGACTGTTTATGAAACAATCTTGAAGGCATGTGACGAAGAAGTATTCGGTGATATTAGCGATCCAACAACTGGACACGATATTATTGTTGAATACAAGGAAGCTGGACCTAGTGCTGGTGGAAAGAATTTTCCAACAACAACTATTACGGTGAAGGGCAAGGCAACTCCTGCAATCGATGATGCGCGTAAGCACATTTTGGATTTCCAAAAGAATATTTTGGAATTGTTTCCAGAGCCTACCTATGATCAGTTGTATAACATTATGACTGAAATGTTGTCTGCTGGTACTACGGAAGAATCTACGGATGATACCGTAGTAGAACCAACTGATGATGCTATTGCAGCAAACACTTCTCCGACTGCTGCTACTGCACAGAGCAACAACACAAGTGTAAACGATCAATTCGATAAGTTATTTGGAAAGAAATAAATTAAATTGATAAACATAGGATGATGACATATAATGTCATCATCCTTTTTTAGTATGTACGTAATGAAGGAAAAAATAAACATTTATAAATTATATGGCAAAAACAAGTAAAAACACAAGCGAATCTGATGATTCAAAGAAGAAAAGCACAAAATCTGTTAGTAAGAACGATTCTCTATTAGCAAATTTAGCAGCGGAATTAAATAAAAATAACAAAGAAGGTGGCAAGATTGCATACTTTCTTGATGAGCAAGATGATCCATCTACAATCAGTGATTGGATTAGCACCGGTTCAAGTTTATTGGATCTTGCAATTAGCAATCGACCAAATGGTGGATTACCAGTTGGACGAATGGTTGAATTTAACGGCTTAGAAGGAACCGGAAAAAGTTTGGTGAGCGCACACATTGTAGCGAATACACAAAAGAAAGGCGGCAAAGCAATTTTTATTGATACAGAAAATGCTGCCGCACCTGACTTTTGGAAGAGTTTGGGTGTAGATTTATCAAATCTATTGTATATTCAACGTGAAACAGTAGAAGATATTTTTACCACAATGGAGCAAGCAATTGCATATATTCGTAAAGATCAACCAGATGCATTGTTAACAATTATTGTTGATAGTGTAGCGGCAGCATCTACAAAAACTGAAATGGAAAGTGATCA